ATGGTGGCTAAGGTCAAAAACCTTCTCAATCGTGATGGTCGATATTTCTCGCGGCTCGTGATCCCGAAAGAGTTACGGCCCTTTCTCGATAATAAGACGGAGCTTCGCGAACCGCTCGGGGCTGATCGCCGCACGGCTATTGCCCGGCACGCTACCGCGCTTGCCGGGCTTCAAGCGAAGATTGCCGTAGCCGAACGAAAGGCGCAGATCGCCAAGGGTGAACCGATCACACCGGGCCGTTATCCCCTTCCTGTAGATCAGATCGCGCTACGCAACTACAATGAACGCCTTGCCTTTGATGACCTGTTGCGGAACTCCGGGCCGCAATGGGCAAGCGCTAGCATCGATGATTTACACGTAGCGCTGTTACGGGATGGCATCGCGGGTAACCTGAACGATACCGCGCTTGAAAGGCTGGTCGGCGACAGGATCGAACGTTACCGCCGTCTCGGCAATACCACTGTGGTTAATGGTAGCGACGAATGGCGCACACTCGCTCGCGCCCTGTGCATGTCGGAATATGAAGCGCTTGCTCGCGTGGCAGAACGTGATCAGGGGGATTTTGCTGGCAAGCCCGACGCCCCCATGCTCGCGAAGGCCGTGGAGATTGACGAGGTTGCGGCAGACGTCAAGGTGTCGGAATTCAATAACCTCACCTTTGAGGCAGTCATTCAGGAGAAGGAGCGCCGGACCGGTAATGGTTTAGGCGGTCACGTTAAATCGGACGCGACCCTCAAGAAGTATCGCAATGCCGTTCACGACTTTGAGCAGTTCCGGCGTTCAAAAAAGGTAGCAACTGTGACGCTTGAGGAAGGGGAGGCATGGCGCGATGGCATGCTAGAAGCAGGCGCGTTGAGCCGGAAGACAATCAGTGACAAATTGGCTGCCATCCGGGCTATATTGGGATGGGCGCAAGATCAGGCAAAGGGAAGGCTATTTCCCAATCATCCCAAGGGAACTCCGTTCGATCATCTTGACATGCCCGTGGCGGAAGAAACGGACAGCGCCACCCGGACCTATTCGCTCGAACAAGCCCGCATTGTTCTCAAGGCTGCGCGCGCGCGGATCGATAAGCCAAACTTCCGATGGATTCCGTGGTTGCTGGCATACTCCGGAATGCGCGTCGGGGAGGCGCTACAACTCGATAAGACTGACGTTTTCGAGCTTGAGGGGCATTGGTTCATCCATGTTCGCGTCGGCAACGGTCGCACGACGAAGACAAAGAAGGCGCGGAAAATTCCGGTGCATCAAGCGCTTATTGCTGAAGGCTTCACCGATTTCGTAAAGAACTTGCCGGCTGGTAGGCTCTTTCCAGGCGGCACCGCTGAAGATCAGCGCATCCGTGAATGGCTGCATGATGGGCCGTTGAAGGAAATGGAAGACGCACCGCCTCCAAATCACGGGTTCCGGCATCTATTCGAAGATGCCCTGTTCGGTGGTGTCAGTCACAAGGTTGCGCTCTACATCACCGGCAGGGCGTCCGGTTCTTCAGATGATGACTACGGCGGGAGCGATTTGCGGCTTTTGGAGCTTGCTGCTCAGATGGCGAAGGTTCGCGACTTTCTGGCTGTCAGATGATTGACGTTTTCGCCTAGAGAGACGGGTCCCAACGAGTGCTGCGAATCATGGCGAACACAATTTCGGTTGCGTTCAGTGCGCCATCCCCGCATTCCACAGCGAAGTCCACAATGTATTGTGGTTAGCAATCCCTATCAAACCACCCCTTGACGGAATCGGGTCTTTCAATGTTACTTGGATTTGTCCAATGTGATGGGGGACGATGATCAGGTGGTTGCAACACCGTAAATCATCGTCCCGCGCAGTGCCCGTTGGGCTGGTGCCCCCTGCATTGAGCAAGGGCAACTTGAGAACTGCCATCGAGTTCTCATTTCAATAGACTATCCCAAAAGCCTTTGTTGCCAAGCCCCTTGACGAAGTTTTCGTCAGGCCGGCGCAATAGAGAATCGCATAATAGGAATTTTTTCCCAAGAAGGGGATTCACAGGGGATTCCGACCATGAGACAATAGTTTCCAGATAGTTTTTCTGGGAACAAAGAATGAATATTGCTTCTGTCATTTCGAGCGCAAAGAAAGCTTTTGGCTTTCCGACAGCACAGAAGGCGTATTCCCTCAACAGTCCTGAATTCGCCGACTTGATCGGCTTTCGCCCTACTTACTCAGGCATTAATATCGGTGGACAGTCTGCGCTTTACGTGCCGGCTGTTCTTCAAGCCGTCCGGTTGATCTCTGAAACTATTGGCTCGCTTCCTTGCAAGCTTTACCGGGAAACCCCGGCGGGCAAGGAAGAGGCCAAGGACCATCCGGCCTACAAGCTGGTGCACAACCGCGCGAATGAAGAGATTGGAGCGGGCCGCTTGCGCGAACTGCTCACGAAGCACGCTTTGCTCTACGGCAGCGGCTTCGCCCGCGTCCAGCGCACCGAAGAGGGCTCGCCCTTCGAACTCTACCGCATCAAATACGGCAGCACGTCCGTCTACGAAGACGACATCACCGGCTTTCTAACCTATCGTGTGTCCGATCCAGACGGCCAGCGCTCCTACAGCCATTCCGATATTTTGCATGTCTCGACATTCGACGACGTGTCGCCGTTGGCCTACGGCAAAGAGGCAATCGGCCTTGCTGCGATCCTTGAGCGCGACGGTGCTCAGTTCTTTGCCAACGGCCGCAGGCCGGCCGGCATCATTTCCAGCGACAAACCCCAGGGCGGTGACGCAGGCGCAACCACGGTCATCAACATTCTCAAGAGCTTCCGGAAGTGGCGGGACAGCGCGAACAGCGATCCACTCGTGCTCGATGCCGGATGGAAGTATGACGCACCGGCGATGACCTCGACGGATGCTCAATATCTTGAGAACCGCATTTTTCAGATCGATGAAATCGCCCGCATCTTCGGTGTTCCGCCGACGCTGTTGTTCGAACTCACGCGCGGCACATGGAGCAATACCGAACAACTCGGCGCGCAATTCCTGCAACTCACTCTCCGGCCGTGGCTGAACCGCTGGCAAGACGCCTATGCCACCTGCCTGCTCACGGAAGAAGAGCGCGACGCCGGTTTCCATTTCGAGTTTGTCGTGGACGATCTCTTGCGCGCCGACGCGGCAGCCCGCGCCGAAGTCTTCGGCAAGCTGATCTCGGCCCGCGTTCTCACGCCGAACGACGTGCGCGGCATCATCAATATGCCGCCGCTTCCGGGCGGCGATGACCTCGCAAATCCCTATACAAGCACGAACAACGCCGGCCCGGCCCCGGCGAAGGAAGCAGCATGATCGAACACCGCGCATATTTCGGCGACGGCGAGAAGACGTTCGCCTTTCCGTCTCGCGAACTTATCGAAGAGCTTGAACGCAAGACCGGTGTCGGTATCGGCGGGCTGTTCCGACGCTTCCGCGCGTCGGACTATTCCCTGTCCGACGTGCTTCAGGTTCTCCGGCTTGGCCTTGTCGGTGGTGGAGCCGCACCTGCCGAAGCTGAACAGCTTATTTCCGTCTATGGCCTCGGTCGCCCGCTGGCCGAAGTCTTTGCGGTCGCCGATGGCGTCATCACGGCTTTGTTCTTCGGTAATGAAGCCCCGGTGACCGCATGAAGAACGACAACGTGCTTTTGAAGGCGGAAATCTCGGCAGATGAAACGGGCATCGTTTCCGGCATTGCTTGGCCATTCGATGGGCCGGACACCGAAGGCGACATCATCAATAAGGGCGCATTCGCATTCGCCCCTGACGTGCCGATGTTTATCGATCATGACGGGCGGCAGGCCGTTGGCGTGTGGAAGTCCTATCGCGAAACCGACGCCGGTCTTGAAGTCACTGGACGTCTGTTCATCGAAGCCAGCGCCCCGGCTCGCGAAGCTCACCGCCTGCTTCGCAAGGGCATAATCACCGGTCTTTCTATCTCCGGCCCGGTCACCGGAAGCGAACGCCTGCCTACGGGCGGGCGGAACATTCACGGCGTCACCGTAAATGAAATCTCTCTCTGCAAGCGCCCCGTCAACTCCGGCGCTCGCGTCACCCTCGTAAAATCCATTCAAGAAGGAAATCAGATGGAAAACGAACTTGAGAATGCGCCGGAGGCAAAGGCCGATCCGGTGATCAGCGCCGATGAATTCAAGGCTCTGAAGGAAGATATGAAGGTGGTCAAGGCGAAGCTCAATCGCCCGATCGCCGCGAACAACAATCATCCGTCGCCGGACAATGACAATTCGGCCCGCAAGGCGTTTGCGCACTTTCTGCGCACTGGCCTCGATGCCGCTCCGGAGAGCGTTCGCAAGGCCCTGACGGTCGGCGCCGATGAACTCACGGGCTATGTGCTGGCGCCGGAAGAAACGAGCGCTGAATTCATCCGCAACCTCGTGGAATTTTCCCCGGTTCGCGCTCTTGCCGATGTCCGCACTGCCGGTTCACACACCGTCGTGCTGCCAAAGCGCCTCTCTGTCACCAACGCAAAGTGGAAGGGCGAAGCTACTGCTTCCGATCCCTCTGAACCGACGTTCGGCGACATGGAAATTAGCGTGAAGGAACTCAATACCCACGTCGATCTTTCCAATTGGATCATCGAAGACGCCAGCGCCGATGTTGTCGGTGAAGTCAATCTTGCCCTCGCCGAAGACTTCGGCACGAAGGAAAGCGCGGCTTTCGTCAACGGCACCGGTGCAGCGCCGGCCGGCTTTATGACCGAAACCGCCATTTCCAGCGCACTGAATGGCCACGCAACGAACCTTTCCGGCGATGCCCTGATCACTCTCATGTATTCGCTACCGGGCACCTACCGGAACCGTGGAACGTGGGCAATGAGCGGCACCACACTTGCCGCTATCCGCACCTTGAAGGATGGCAACGGCAACTATCTGTGGCAGCCGTCCTATCAGGCTGGCCAACCTGAAACGATCCTTGGCCGTCCAGTTGTCGAACTGATCGACATGCCGGATATCGAGGCCGACGAGACGCCGATCATCTTCGGCGACTTCAAGTCCGGCTATCGCATCTATGACCGCATTTCCTTCGGCGTCCGTCCGAACCCCTACCTTCTAGCAACAGAAGGGCAGGTTCGCTTCCATGCCCGTCGCCGCGTCGGCGCTGGCGTCGTCCGTCCGGATGCGTTCCGCAAGCTGAAGATGGCTGCCTAAGCCATGACCTACCAGCGGCCCACATATGAAGAGGTGAGGATCGCGCACGGTGGCAACATCGTGACGCTTCGCCCTTCCTTGCGAGCCGCTACCATTCTTGTTGATCGTTACGGCTTCCCGGAGCTCGCTCGGGCATTGGATGAATTCAATCTCACGATCATCTGCGAAATCATCCGCGTGTCAGCCACCCGCGCGGATGCGGCGGCTTTCCTGTCCGATCTTGCGGGAAAGCCGCTTCTCCCTTTCCTCCTCGCCGTCCGCCAGCCGCTTGCCGAACTGGTGAGCATGTTTATGCCTGCACCCGACTCGAAGGCGAAGCCCTCGGCTGGCAAGGGTAAGCCGATGACGTGGCCACAAGTATATGCGGCTCTGTATGATCATGCGACCGGCTGGCTTGGCTGGACACCTGAAACGGCATGGAACGCCACACCGACCGAAATCGACCGTGCCCACGCCGCTCATATCGGACGCCTCGTGACGACCGGCATCCTTCTCCGCAACGAAGAGCAGTCCGACCATGATCCGCGTGAGGAAGTCTCGGAAGAGGAAGTCCGTTCCGGCATTGCCAGGCTGAGGGCCAATGCCAAGCGAGGCAAGCAATGACCAAACCGCCCCGCATCTGCCCTTGCAACAATGTCGTGCCGCATGGCGAGCTTTGCGCTTGCCAGCAGAAGGCGCGCCAACAGCGCAATCAGCGCCACGATACACGCCGGCCCGCTGCTCGCGACCGTGGTTATAACCACGAGTGGCGCAAGGCCCGCGTCGAATACTTAGCCGCACATCCCCATTGTCGCGAGTGCGCCCGCCTTGGCGTCGCTAGGCCTGCAACCGTGGTTGACCACATCATTCGCCATAGCGGCGACAAGAACCTCTTTTGGCACCGCGCAAATTGGCAGCCGCTTTGTGAACCTTGTCACAACTCCATCAAACAGCGGCAGGAGCGCAGCCAATGAACACCCTACAAAAGGTGAGGGGCGTCACTCGGACGCCCCTCTTGTCACCCGGTGGGACTCGAACCCACAACCTCCAGCTTGGTATGCCGGCGCTCTGTCCAGTTGAGCTACGAATGTTCAGCGGTTGCAGGATGGAAGACTTCACTAATAGAGTCAAGGAGGCCCCGTGACCGCAGCCGAACGCTCCCGCCAAATTGACAAGCAAGAATTCGAAGCCGAATGCAAAGCCGCACATGATCGTGCGCTTGCCTACGCAAAGCAGTGTCGGAAGGTCGAAACGCAGAAGGTCAGAGCTTGGCTTTCCGGATCGGAACCACCGAACATGCAGCCTGCCTTGATGAAGATTGCTCGCGAACCTGTGAAGCATTGCGTCAATGGCGAAAGTCGCACGATGGATGGATGGGCGAAGCACCTTGGTATCTCCATTCATACGCTTATCGTTCGCAGACGGAAGCTCGGCTCACTCGAAGCTGCCATTGCAATGGGCTTCGGGAGTCGGCGTGGGAAGCGAGCGGCCGTTATCGAATTCAATGGTGAAGCACTGACCATCAAGGAATGGGCAGCAAAGCTCGGCATCAAAGAAGACAGCCTTCGGCAGCGAGCGCACGGTGGCCGCACGATCCAAGACGCGATTGCGCTCGGTAGCGCAATCCGACAACGCACCCCGGGGGTGGCCTCCAATTTTGAGGGTTCAGAGGGGACCGGCGGGGGGAGCACCGTGCAAGAGACGCCGAAAATAACTTTTTCAAAGAAGGCCTGAATACAGCATGTCCGTGGTATCCCTTGAACTCGCCAAGGCACACATGAAGATTGATGGAAACGCCGAAGATGAGCTGATTTCGCTCTATATCGACAGCGCGGAAACGTCGGTCGGCAACTACATCGGCCGGCCCGTTGCCGACTTCGATCCCGTTCCGGCAGACGTGAAAATCGCAATTTTGCGGCTCGTTTCCTTCTATTTCGAGTGCCGAAACATCGCGACTTTTGGCACATCTTTGCAGCTTGCACCGCGAAGCATCACGTCGGATCTCGATAGCTATCGTGAAAAGTGGTTCACCGATGGCGAATGACGACGGGCTCTCGAACCTCATGAACGCCTTTGATCGCGTCAAGGCGGCACCGCGCAAGCAGATCACGAAGGCGCTCTTGGCTTCGGGCAACGAACTGGCCGACGCACAGCGGCATCTTGCGCCGGAAGAGACCGGCGCTCTCAAAGCCAGCATCGCAGTCACCGGCCCCGGCGAGACGACCCCGCCTTACAGTCAGCCCGGCGGTTCCCGTGTCGCCGGCGACACTGAGGTGATCGTCACGGCCGGCAACACCGATGTCCGCTATGCGCACCTTATCGAATACGGCACCAGCAAGACCGAAGCGCAGCCCTTCTTTTGGCCGGCCCTTCGGCTTCTCCGCAAGCGCCTTCAGCAACGTATCGACCGCGCCGGCCGGAAAGCTGTCCGTGATGCATGGAGTGGAAAGAATGTTTGAGCCGACCCTTGCCCTGCAGACCGCAATCCGCACCGCGCTTGTGGCATCGCCGGACGTAACGGCGCTTGTTCCGGCCGGCCAAGTCCGCGCCGGCAGCACCCGGCCCGATAAGACACCAGCCATCATCATGAGCGACGGCAACACCAGCTTGCACGGACAAGGCTATACCAGTCAGCGTGTGGCTTGGGTCTATATGGACCTGCATATCTGGACTCTGAACGCTGGCCAGGACGCGGCGAAACACATCGCCGGCACAGTTATGTCGGCGCTCGATAAGCCGCTCGCTTTTGAGGGGTGCGACTGTGACCATTTCCGTATCACAACATCCCGATTTCCCCGTGATCCCGACCCGGCCTATGGGCATGGCGTGCTGTCCGTCGAGGCTTTGATCAGGTGGTTCGTCTGAGATGCTGAATATCGGACGGATGAACCGCCGCATCATCATCGAGCGCGAAACAGAAGTCGTGTCTCCGTCTGGTGACGTATCGAAGGTGTGGGCACTCGTCGCGACCACATGGGCCGAAATGGTGCAGCAGTCGGCAAGCGAATTCTTCACCGGATACGGCGAGGCCGAAACCGGCACCGTGATTTTCCGCATCCGATATCGCCCAGAGATCACCGCGGCCGACCGCGTCACCTACGCCGGCACGACCTACAACCTCAAAGAAATCAAGGAAATCGGCTGGCGTGACGGCCTTGAGCTTCGCGGCGAGGCAGTGCAGTGACGCATCTTCGAGGCGTTAAGCCGCCCGTTCAACGCGACAATAACGCCCTGACGAAGGCACCGGCAGCGCCGAAGCACCTTTCCATCTATGCGCGCGCCGAATGGAAGCGGATCATGCCCGGCCTGATTGAGCGCGGGATTATCACGCGTGGCGATATCGGCGGGGTGGAAGATTATTGCCGTGCCCGTGGCCTTGTCCGCGAAATTGAGGACTCCCTTCGCGCGTCCGGCGAAATCGACATGAAGCTTTGCCGTCTTCAGGACAAGGCAATGCAGACGGCCCGGCAGCTTGCGGCCGAATATGGTTTGTCGCCGGTATCGCGTGCCCGCGTTGGCAGTGCCTCGACTGACGATGACGACGACAATCCGATGATGATCGGCAGAAACCGGGCATGAGCAAGAGCGCGTTCCCGCACTGGATTTGTGACGGCAGCGCCATCGCCGACCCGTTCGGTTATGGACAGGAAGCCGTCGATTTCATTCGGGCGCTGAAGCATCCGGCCAGCACCGCGCCGAAGGGCCGTTTCCAGCTTTATGACTTTCAGGAGCGCATGACGCGCCGCATCTACGGCCCGCGCAACCCTGATGGAAGCAGGATCGTCCGCACGGTCTTCCTCATGCTCCCGCGCGGCAACCGCAAGACCAGCATCGCGGCAGCATGGGCGCTTCTTCATACCATCGGCCCGGAAGCTCGCCCGGCTGGACAGGCCATTTTGCCGCCTCCGACCGCGAACAGGCCGGAATCGGCTTCAAGGAGGCCGCGAACATCGTGCGCGAAGACCGCCGCCTTGTCGCCGCGACCCGCATCTATGACGCCCATAATTCGGCGAAGAAGATCGCTTGCCGCCCGAATAAGGCCGAATTGCTCGCTGTCTCAAGCGACGGCGCGGCCCAGCACGGCAAGACGCCTAGCTTTGTGCTTGTTGACGAAATCCATGCTTGGAAGGGCCGCGACCTTTGGGAAGCGCTCAAGTCTGGCATGGCGAAGGTTCCCGACACCCTCATGATTATCGCCACGACTGCCGGCCGTGGACAGGAAAACATCGGTTTCGAGCTCTACGACTACGCCCACAAGGTCGCGACTGGCGAGATTGGCGACCCTTCATTTCTGCCGATCATCTTCGAAGCAGAACCCGGCGACGATTGGCGTGACGAAGCCGTTTGGCACAAGGTCAATCCCGGACTTGCCCATGGCTTCCCCGATCTTGGCGGCTTGCGCACGATGGCGCGCGAGGCCGAACACCGGCCTGCCGAACGGTTCGCTTTTCAGCAGTTCCACCTTAATATGTGGCAGGCCGCTTCCCGCGATCCGCTGTTCGATATGACTGTCTATGACGCCGGCCACGATCCGCATTTCAGCCTTGCCGAACTCGAAGGTTTGCCTTGCTGGCTGGGCGTTGACCTCTCCCGCTCCGGCGACCTGACGGCGATCGTCGCGGCCTTCCGGCACGATGATGGACGCATCTCGCTTCATCCGTGGTTTTACCTGCCGGCCGAAGGCTTGGAAGAGAAGGCCAAGGTTGAACAAGTTCCTTATCCCCGGTGGCGAGACGATGACCTTCTGAACGTGATCGACGGCCCGGTGATCGAACCCGACGCGATCGCGGACCAAATCATTGACCTTTGCGGCACCTACAATGTGCAGGAAGTCATCTTTGATCCGTCGCTTGCGGGCCCAATCATGGCGAAGCTCTTGGATCACGGTATCACCGTGCTCCAGCACCCGCAAACATCGAAAAACATGCACGGTCCAATTTGCGACCTGGAGCGCGTCGTGAACGGCAAGCGCGTTCGGCACGGGGCGCACCCGATCCTTCGCAACCACTTCGAAAGCGTCGTGGTGAAGCGTGCGACCAATGCCGGCGAATTGACCACGATGCACAAGGGCACGCGCCATTCAAACCATATCGACGGCGCCGTTGCGGGCGCGCTGGCCGTCTTCCGTGCCGCTGCAAACGACAACCGGCGTTCGATTTTCGACCTTGATCCCGACGAATTTGACAGACTTCGCGATGACGAAGCAGCATAGGAGTTGCCAGCATGGCAGATGATGAACAGCGCCTTCTTGTGTCCTTTGAGGCCCGCCTGACGAAGTATGAGCGTGACCTTGATCGCGCCAAGAACAAGAGCCGCACCAATTTCAAGGCAATCCAAAAGGAAGCCGAAGAGGCCGGCTCCGGCATCGAAAAGGCCATGTCTAGTGCCCTTGGCACGCTCGGTAGCTTCGGCAAGGGGCTCGCCGGTGGCATCGTTGGCGGGCTCGCCGTGGGCGGTATAGACGAGATCCTTGGTCGCGTCCGCGAACTCTCCAAGAGTGTCGCCGAAGTCGGCGATCAGGCCAAGATGACCGGCATGAAGGCGAAGGACTTTCAGGAACTTGCCTATGTCGCGGAGCAGAACCGCATTCCTGTTGACGCACTTGCGGACGGCATGAAGGAGCTGTCGCTTCGCGCCGACGAATGGATCAAGACCGGCCAGGGTAGCGGCGCGGAGTCTTTCCAACGGCTCGGCTATTCCGCAACGGACCTTGCCAAGAAGCTCGAAGACCCGAAGGAACTCTTGCTCGATATCATCGACCGGATGCAGGACCTCGACCGCGCGGCTCGCATCCGCGTTTTCGATGAACTCTTCGGCGGCCAGGGCGGCGAAAAGTTCGTGCAGCTTATCGACCGTGGCAGGGAAGGCATCACCAAGACCATTAAGGAAGCGAACGATCTCGGCATCATCATGTCCGATCAGCTTATCCAGCGTGCCGACGAATTCAATCAGAAGTGGGATGCCATCGGCCGGACGATCAGCACGAACGTCAAGCAGGCCGTGCTTGGCCTTGCGTTTGCCGCCGACGATTTCCTCGATAGCTTCAACAAGGTTGAAGAGCAGGCCACCGGCAATGTTCAGAAGGCCCTTATCGCCAGGTATAAGGAGCTTGCTGAGGCCAAAAAGAAGCTGGCCGAACTTCAGCAGGATCAAGTCGCGAACCCGGACGACCCCTTTGCAGCGCAGAATGTCGAACGTCAGAAGGAGCTTATTGCCGACCTCACGAAGGAAGCCATGAAGCTCCGCGACGTTCTCGACCGTCGCAGCGGCTACAACGACAATTTCGTCTATAAGACCGGCGAGGAAGCCAAGGGTGCGACCCCGCTACTCGAAGCATTGAACGCGGCCTTGGCAAACACTGACGTCAGCACCCGCAGCGCTGTCAATGCGATGAAGAGCTACGCCGACGCCATCCGCGCGCTCAAGGGCGAGGTTCCCGAACTGGCACAGCAGCTCGCCGAGCTCGACGCCAAGAACAAGATTGAAGCCATCTATCAGAAGGCGGTTTCGATGGCGAACGGCCCGGCGGACGTCTATCTCGCCCATGAGGTTCGCGGCAAGGCGCTTTCGGCGCTGAACCTCAAGAGCGCAACCGACGATCCCGAACGCTACCTCTCTTCCATTCTGGCGACCGGCAAGGGCGCAAGTAGCATCACCGGCATGCAGTCGGCTTTCCAGCAGAAGCTTGCCAAGATGGTTGCCAGCATGCCCGCCGATCTTCGGGGCACTGTCACCATCAATTCCGGCTTCCGCGATATCCAGCGCCAGCAAGAGCTTTGGCTTGAAGCTCTGAAAAAGTATGGTTCTCCGGAAGTGGCCCGCAAGTGGGTGGCACCGCCCGGCAACAGTCAGCACAACAAGGGCAATGCTGCCGATCTCGGTTTCGCCAATGACAACGCGCGGCAGTGGGTGCACGAGAACGCCGGCAACTTCGGCCTGAGTTTCCCGCTCTCGAATGAGAATTGGCATATTGAGGATAACGCGGCCCGTTCCAAGGAGACCGCCGCTGAAATCGAGAAACTGACCCAAGCGGCACAAAAGCAATCTGAAGCTTATAGACGCATCACCAGCAGCGCCCGCACCTATATCGATGAACAGCAGACCGAACGGCAAGCCCTCGGCATGACCGCCGACAAGGCTAAGGCTCTCCGGCTGGAGCACCAATTGCTCGCCCAGGCTCAACGTTCCGGTATCACCCTGACGGCAGAGAACCGGCAGGAAATCGCCAGATTGGCCGAAGGCATGGCGATAGCCGACAGCAGCCTTGAGCAGTATCGCGAGCGGCAGGAGCAAGCGCAGGAGACTGCGCATTTCTTCGGCCAGACCATGACCGACGCGCTTACCGGCATCATCAGCGGCACCGAAACCGCGCAACAGGCTATGCAGCAGCTCCTCCAGGCCATGCTCAAGGCGACATTGCAAGCCTTGCTCATGGGGGAAGGTCCGCTTGCAAACCTGTTCGGCACCGCACCGAAAAAGGATGCCAGCGGCAACAGCGTCGGGTTCGGCGGGCTGTTCGGCTCATTGCTCGGCGGGTTGTTCGGTTTCAGCGACGGCGGTTATACCGGCCCCGGTGCAGTGGACGAACCACGCGGCGTTGTCCATGCCGGTGAAGTTGTCTGGTCGCAGCGCGACGTGGTGCGAGCCGGTGGGCCGGCAGTGGTTGACGCCATGCGGCTCGGCCGGCGCGGCTATGCGGATGGTGGCGTTGTGGGTGGCTATGCTGGGACCGCGCCGACGCTGCGCACGCCGGACGTGAAGACCGCAAACGGCAATGTATCGCCTAATCAGCAGATCAACATTACCGCGCCAATCACCGTCAATGCCAATGGCGGAACGCCGGAGCAGAACAACGACCTTGCAAAACGGATGAGCAAGCAGCTTGAGCAGTCTATGCGGGGGGTGGTTGCCGATGAGATCCGAAAACAGACACGGCCGGGCAACTTCCTGAATACCAGAAGCAGATAGAGGTTGAACGCAAAACGCCGGAAGTCGGGAAGCTTCCGGCGTTCGCAATCAACTTTGCTATCCCCACGGCGACGCTATTGCCGCCGCTCGTGATTGAGCGCCATGATTCTCGCAGGAGAAAGAATCACCGTCAATATCTTTAAGTATAATTTGTTTGTCTAATGACCAACTTTAAATGGAAATTAGACAAACGTAATGTATTGAGGTGTTACCGCCCCGTTGGTATGATGTATCTCATGTGAAAAATAAAAGGGCCGGTCCACTTTCGACGGAAGACCGAGCCCTTAAAGGTTCTGAATGAACACATATTACCATCGTAACAGCGAAGGTCAAGATTCTTGCGTTGTTTTTACTGCAAAATTGCGGCCTGAAGAGGCCAGCGAAAACGAGAGTTTTGCAACAAATCCGACGTTCGAAAATCAGGCTGGAGCCCCCGCAGCGCAAGGCGTTCCGGCTGCTTACGATGATGCAGGTCTAGTTCAATACGAACATCCCACACCCGCCTACCTTCCCATTGTCACCGAACGTCTCGCCAGAACACCGAAGCCTAGAGGTCGTCATGCTCGCAAGCGGAAGCCGATCACCAGAGCATGGGAACGTCTGACGCCGGCTGAGAAGTTGGAAGCAACCTTTGATCGGGCATTCCAGCGCGAGGCCATCGCCTTCAGCTTGAATTTCAGCGGTAAGAAGATCGCTAAGCTCGAAGCATCTGCCGATCCGGCACGCGATCTCTCTTGTGCCATCAATCGCGTTGCCAAGGAACTGCTCGGGTTCCCGTTGCCGTTGGCGTTCTCATTCGAGTTCAGCGACGACGGCCGACTGCATTGCCATGGCGTGGCGATCCTGCCTGATTGGCAGGCCGAAACCGTCAACCGTTTCCGGCAAGTCCTGAAGCGCGCTGGTGGCATGATGCACGGCATTGGCAGTGGACGGCAGGTTGACGTGAAGGTGCTCACCAATTGGAAGGGATGGAACGGCTACCGCATGAAGGATCGGGACAGAACCACCACGAGGCTCGGCACTTCGAAGATCGATTACACCTCGAACGCCCTGAAGAAGGTTGCGCGGGAAGATCATGATGCCGAGCTTGCCCGGCGGAAGAATAGCAGAACGACTCACAGGAGGCCCGCCAGCGCGAAGAAGCCTTTGGCGAGTCCCACCCACTCGCCGGCAGCGGAAGCGCGCCAGCGGCCTCTATGAGTCAAGGCGAGCGCCCGACCGCAGTCAATCAATATTTACTTACTAAGTATTTGAAAAATAACATATTTTTCTATCTTAACTCTTTACCTCACGCGTTAAGTCGGGCATACGGGGAGGCGTTAATCGATAACCACAGGAACCTAGACATGCAGAACGCCATCAACGAAATTTACCTTCCCGATGATCTCTATGAGGAAGTCGTCAACCGGCTTGTCGAGACGATCCCCTTGTTGGGCGGGCGTGACGAACTTGTTGCCCGCTTGGGGGAAGTGACGGGGATTTGGCCCGAACACACCCGATCCGACGCAGAGTTCGAATTCGCGCTTGCGTCTTAACACTAACGTGTTAAATGTTAAATCGTCAGCAAGGGGCTAACGATGGTTAAGACAGCAGCAGAGTATCAGCGCGCGTATCGTGAGCGGCTGAAGGCGCAAGAGAAGCAGACTGTCGGCGTTGCCGACAGCGCTTTCAAGGCACCTTTCCACGAGTTCATGGGAGACTTCTGGAACGACGTCACGACCTATCTCGAATGGTCCGGCGTAAAGGAAATCCCCGACTATGTTGCCGACGGCGACACAGACCCCGATTGGAACCCTGAAACCGACGGTCCGAACCGTGGCGCACTCGGCAGGGCCGAACGGATGGTCGGGCTTTACCTCGACGCGGCCAGCACGCTCGCAGACTACATCAACCGCTACAAGGTGCAGGAAATAAACGCCCGTCTCGCTGAACTTGAGGTCGCTGACCTCAGCGATACCCAGGCACGCAAACAGGCAGTGGCTGATATCGTCAGGCTTACGAAATTCCGCGACCAGCTTTCCAAGCAGGTCCGGTGGACCCTTCCGCAATGGAAGGTCAAAGGCGAGTAATCGCTGAAACGTGCCTACCGGAAGCGGCTGGAACCGCCCCGGTAGGATTTGAAACACCCATCTCTCAAACAAGGAGTTCCATATTGGAAAATAACACCTCGACTACAGGCGAAGCAACGCCTCGCGAACAGGTTCTCGACTTGATCGCCTCCGCCATCCGATCGGCAAAGACGCATGAGGGAGAAGTCGATTTCGAGCAGGAAGCAATCATTTTGCTTGATGAACTTGAGCGCCGTGCCATTGGCATCGATACCGGCACTGACGGCAGCGCGATTTTGATCTTCTGCGACCCTAACATGCCAGTCGATTTCATTGAGGGAGGGGCGTGATGTCATATCAACCGCGCCGCACCCCGTTGAGCGAGATCGTGGAAGCGTTGCACCACCGGCAACGGACCTCTGTCGCGAACATCGTCGCTCAAGCTCATCTCAAGTTCGAGTCCGATCGGGAAACCTATCGCGAAGTCGCACGCGACCTGATCGAAGGATTCCACCGCAAATGGGCGAATGCCTTTGGCCTGGCCCCCGGGGCATTCGCCCAAATTCCGGCTGACATGCTCGATCAACTGATTGCGTCAACTCACACCCAAAAGGAGCTTGCACTCATCCCAGATGCGAAGATCAGCGTTGACTTTACGAGCACTGTGACGGTCAACGGCCGTCCTCTGCCTGAAGCCGAATAA